TCAAAATCTTTTTCTCTGCTGCATCTGCTGCCATCGTTTTTAGTTCCTGAGCATCTAACTATCATTTTTAATCAGGCCTCGATGCTTCAAACTTTTCTATAATATTTTCGGGATTAGTAACTTCTTCTTTTGGCAACAGATCAATCAATTGCTTCATAACAGCATTATGTCTATTAACTAATGAAATATAAGTGCTTGCTTCTGGGGATTGCTTAGTCCCCCACTGGTTTTCTCCATTTTGATACTCAGAAACAACTCCATTAGCATTGATTTCATCTTGCAAGTCCTGGAGAGTTATGGCCATAAATGCTGCATTTGCAATTAACGATTTTGCTATATCCATTCTCTGGCTATCTATCTCTAAATCTTTTAAGATTGCTCTTAATCTTTCCTTTTCTTCTTTAACTCGCCTATCTTTTTCTAAAAACTCGTTATTTTTAGCTGCTGTATTTGACATTTTATACCACACCCCCCTCGTGAGCTTGATATGTATTAATTGTGTATCCCCTCTCGGTCCCCAAGCAGCCACCACCCCGATAAAAACAGGGGGGCTATGTCTCAACTAACTCTCCATGCTTATTAAACTTCAAACCCTGTCTTACTACCTCTGCACTCGCTCCTACTCCATGTTCCTCGTTATGACAGTCTAAGCATAAATATTCTAGGTTGTCGAAGTTCAGAGTAACCTCTGGATCATTAATATTGTCAGGAGTTAAGTGTTCAATGTGATGGACTATTTTGCCTGGATTGACCTTATTATTCTTTAAGCACCTTTCACATAATCCATTTACCTCTGCAATATAAGCCTCTCTGCACTCCCGCCACTCTTTGCTCTTATAAAAACTTTTAGCCCATTCCTTTGCCATCTTTCCAATCCTCCAGGCTAATAATTTCGTTCTCTTCACTAAAAATATATCTATGATAGGCAAGTATACAACCAAAGCAAAGATTATGTCTTTTCATGTCTTTAGTAGCACTCTTAGAAAAATATTTACTTTCGCATTTGCTGCAAGTTTTGTCTCCTCTAATAATATCCGGCATCAAATCACCTCAAAACAATATGGTCCGTCAGACAGGATTTGAACCTGTAGTGCAGGTAGCAGACAAACAAACCGGCTTTTCTGCGCCTTGCCTTACCATTTGGCTGCTGACGGATATGTAATATAAACCGGCTGGGCTGGCCGGCAGCAGTATATTATAATATGGAGGTAACAACAGACGCCCACAACAATTTCTGTAATTATTAGTTTATAGCATAGAAAAACCCAGCTCGTCTGGTAGCAAGCTGGGCAAAACAATAAAGGAGGAAAGTTATTGATAAAATCTTATACTTTCCATGATATTAATATATCATCTTTTAAGGCCTCAAATGTTTACTAATTGTTTACTAACTGTTTATTTTTTTGCATATCCGAGAATTCTTGCTATTTTCTCTATTGCCTGGTCCTTGAAATCATAATATTTATTTCTTCCCCACTCAAATTTCGGGTGAGTATATATGTTCACATCTTTCTCGAATCTTCCTGTCATATACTTTTTTTCCACTACAAATCTTTCTATCGTGTCTAGAGCCTTAAGAGCTTCTTCGATTTTTGCTATCATGCACTCTTTACTTCTTAATTCTTCTTTGAGTTCACTTTCATCTCGATTAATTACTGCATTTTCTGTAGCTGATCTAAAATCATTGCTGCCTTTAACATTTATTCCTTCATAACTTACTCCTCGATTCGACTCAATTAATTCATCTAATTCTATTCTGATTACAGCGCACCGCTGTTTATATTCTTTATAGTTAAGCAGCTCCTTAATTACTCTTGAATAATAATCCTGCATCCAATCACCCTTTTTGTTGGAATAGTTTACCGAACTCATTAAATATTATTTTTTCTAATTCTTCAGTACTATCCGGGATTTCTTTAATTTTAATTGTTATTGGCTCAATCTTTGTAATTAATTCATTAGAATGTTTTTCAAAATAAAAAGTTACATTCCAGGAGTCAATAGTTATGCATTCTTTTCTACCGACCATAAACCCAGTAGTATTGGCTGATATTTTAATGATTTCAATATTCACCCGCAATCACCCCTGTTAGTCCTCATTTTAATATCGGTACCTTTGTGTCTTTCCAGCCAATCAGCTTCCTCTTCCCTCAGAAGCTCATTAATTGGTTTCTCTCTTCCGCATCTAATGCAAGTGCCTTTATTCTTAACACTATCTAATATCATTGTCCTCCGGTTGCAGTGAGGGCAAATAACCGGCACTTGAATATGAGTTTTAATTCCTTGATATTCACATATCTTTCTAGCTTCGTCAAGCATACTCAACCACCTCTAAAAGGTTTTCCTCTATAAAAAACCCATCAATACTATCTAATTTATATGATATTGAATTCATATAAACACAATCTAATAGTTTTTTCTCAATGATTCGCCCTGTTCTACCCTTCCAACTTCCTTCAACAACTCTCACTTTGTCCCAGAGGCTATATTGAAATGTGTTTTCTTCAAGATATTTTTTAGCAAATAGTAAAGATGCCTGCAGAAAGTAAAACTTTTCAGAAGGCCTGCCTCTATGAATCATTTCAATTTCATTGATAATTCTTTCTAATTGGTTTAAGCAAGTTTTTTTAGTCATTATCTCTTTTAAAATCATTTTAGTTTCTTTAGATATTGGCATTTCCTTAGTTTCATCTAAAAGTTTATCAATCATATTTTCTTGAAATTCTTTCCCGATCCCCGGGCCAGCATCTATATTTTTGTCACTCATTAACCTCAACCCCTATCTTTATTTTTGACCTGGTATTCTCTAATTCTTCAACTGCTCGGTCTATTTGCTGGTTAATCATATCTAATCTTTCGCCTAATATTTCTATTTGTCGATTTGCCTCTCGGCTATCTACATCAATGCTTAAAGATAAATTTCCTACTATTTTATCGTTTGTACTTTCGATTTCTCTTTCTAATTCTTTAGAAATTTTTTTGATTCCATTTCTTAAAAAATCAGATTTAGGAGAATCTTCCATACCTATTGATCCTCTTACTACTTCTTGAAGCTCTTTAACAATTTCTCTTTTATTCATAATTAACCCCTTCCCGGGCCAGCACCCTAAATTTCTTCTATTCTAATTACAGCTCTCGGTTCATCATCAAAAAATATTCCAGTTTTGCCGTATCGCTTAATCTGCTTATCATTGTCAAAAGCATTTGCATACTGCAGCCCATCTTCAACTGCTTTAACCAGATTACTTAGGTCTCCATGCCTTTTGTCATTGAAATAGAATTCACAACTTAATTTTAAATCACCTTTGAGTTTTTCACCATTAGATGCCCTTTTCCACATCCATGCTATATCTCTTTGATATGCCAGACTCTTTTTAGCTCTTTTAGTCCACTTAGACTTTTGAGTCATTCGCTGAGCTGGTACTGGTCTGCCTGCGACTACAAATCCAAACTTCTCCATAACTTACACCTCCAATTCCCCCGGGCCATCACGGATAAACAATAGCCTCGACATGATATTTTTTCTTAAATGATTTCCAGCCCATCTTGTGAGCTATATTGTGATATTCAGCTGATAAACATATTTTCTTTAGATTGCTATCGTCTAATTTTTGTCTGTTTTGACCCATTCCTATAGCATCTGCATGGTGAACATGAACTATTTCACCTGAATTGTCTATATAATAGTTTTTGCCTGGCTTAGTACTGACAGCACATATTTTCTTATCCAGGCACATTCTTAGCCATCTATCCAGGCTATCCAACCTCTTTCTGGGGTTTTCTTTCCACTCTACACCCAGCTCATAACCTAACCTTATTGCAAAGTCTATAAAATCAATTGCTGCCTTCTTAGGACAATCAGATAAACTTATTCTTCCATGCTCTGAAACCTCAGCAAATCTCATAACCAGGGCCTCTTTCATTTCTTCTTTTTCATATCCTATTGAGTTACCCATATCCTCAATAACAGCAAATGCTTTGTTTCTCTGGCTATTGGTTATCATATTCATTAATCTTTGCTGCTCTTTTTTGTTTATTTCAAATTTTACTCTGATTTCTTCCATCTCTTTGAGTTTAGGCCCAACATTAATCAAAATCCTTTTGCTGTCTTTCCCAGTTATCAATATAATTTCATGATCTCCATTAGCCAACTGTTCTATATTTTTGATTTTAGCTGAGGCCAGGGCCATCTGATTGAAGTTCACAATTAATGGTTTATCTTCAAATTTATCAAATCCATCTGGTATATCTTTTATGATCAGGCTTACTACTCCTGAGTTTTTTCTAGTCTTCCATTTTTTTAAGCTGCATCTAAATATCATTTCTGCCTCCTTCAACATCAAAATTAAATTTTACTTCATCATCTTCATTCTCTACAAATACATAAATATGATTTGTATATTCACAAATACAGCAACCTTCTTCTGGATCGCAATATGGATTTGGGCAAGGAATTCTTTTCTTTATTTTGCTCATTTAATTTACTCCCTCTAATATATCGCTCTCTGTTTAATAAGACCTCAGTTCAAGACCGGCCGGGGGAAGATCTTAAGTTCTTAAGGTCTTAGCTTCCAGTTAGCTTAAAATTTCTTTTCAGGCTGGCCCGCTCGTTGGGCAAACCAACTCATGTCTTTTTCCATACTTCCAGTTTGCTGTCTTTCATAACATCTACGGCAGACACCTCCTCTACCATCTTCTTCTGCATACATTACTCCACATTCAGGGCATTTCTTCATTTCTCTGCTCCTTCCTGCTGGCCCGGGCCATCACCCTTGATTAAGGCCAGTTAGTCTCTCAATTATTTTTATTCCATCTTTCGGATCTATATAGTCTTTACATCCTTCGCAGTTAACATCATCAAACCTTTCTACTTTCTTATCACACCACTCAACTGCAGCTGTCCCTAGTTCTTTATGATAATACCAGGCACATGGCCGGTTAGTTATTGAGCTGTGATAGTGGCAAAGCGTTCCTTTTCTGATTTGTTCCTCACATCCATCTATCTCGCAAATATAATAATCTTTCATCTGCCTCCTTTCTGGAAAATTGGAGCAATGTCTAGTTGGAGCCCACTCAACTGTTAGAATTAGAGAAAGTAAACATTTTTTATTGCTCCAATCCTCCAATGCCGGGCACAAAAATTCTTAAACTTTTTCTGGTATATAGATTATTTTTAGCTGGCCCGGTCGATCATGCTCTATTGTTGTCGGTGACCTCATTTTGATTCCGTCTATGATAAGTATTCCAAACTTTTTTCTGATTACTTTTGAGTTCATTCCAACACCTTCTATTTAATTCGGATTTTTTAAATCCCAAAGAGATACAAAACCTACCTCTTCTGGCCTAACAGTTGTAAATCTAGCAGCTTCACATTCTTTTTTATCTATTCTTTTCGCATACTTAATTTTTGCTTTATAGGAATTTTCAGCTTTTACTATTCCCATAGAATATATTACTGGTTTTTCACCGGCTCTTTTTTGATAATCTAGCACTATATATATTGGTTTTGGGTTTTGCTTAGAACGGAACATCGAAATCATCCCCCTCAAAGTTATCGTTATACTGTTCATTTACTTGCCGGCCGTTGTTTTTGCTATTAGATTGCTGGCTATTATTCTTAGAGTGCTGGCCGTTAGAATGCTGGCCCGGTCCCTGGGTTTTACTTTGCTGCTTATTCCCTTTAGCTTGTGAATTTTTTCTCTGACTGTTATTGTTTGCAGAGTCCAGAAATCGAACATTATCTGCATTTACTTCAGGATTAATATAAGTCCTGTTGTTCTTTTCGCTCTTTCTAATCTGTAAACTGCCATCTACTCCAACCAGGCGACCTTTCCCCAGATGCCGAGCGCAATTTTCTGCCAAGCCCCGCCAGGTTACAATATTTATGAAATCCACATCTTTTTCTCCATCTGAATTTGTATAGTTCCTTTCTACTGCCAGTGTAAAATTACAGACTGGCGTTCCATTGCTGGTATATCTGAGTTCTGGATTTCTTGTTAGGCGGCCTATTAAAACTATTCTGTTGAGCATTCAACCACTTCCTTAATTTGTTTTTTATATTCTTTTTTTATAAATTTTATTTGCTTATCAGTTAAATGTTCATTAAGTCTATTCTCTAAATAACATCTACCCACGTGATCAATTGATTTTGGTGGACTATCAAACCAAGTGTGAAATTGCCCTCCACCCTCTCTTTTAAAAAGCATCCAAACAGTATTATTATCTAAAGAGACTAATTTAAGTTTAAGTTTTCCCATTATTTATCAGCTCCTATATTTGAATATTCACAGTGAACTAAATATCCAAAGTCATTTTTAATTAATTTTTCTAAAATATCTAATTCATATTCTCTGACTACTATATCTCCATGCTCCATATCCATGTAATTAAGTAATTGAACCACTGCCATTCCTAATTTGTTATATTTCTTTTCAAAATCCTCTTTAACTTCTGTTGGCGGCGGACCTTTGGTAGTCTTAAATTTGATTGTTCCGCCATGTCTTTCCAATGCTGCCCCAATTTTTTTAAGGCCTTCCTCAGCGCCTTCATTATCTCCATTCA